CTCTGGAAAAGGTGATTTGGATTCTATTATCCAAACGTTTAACGAGATGGATCTCGGAAAGGTAAGTATTACTCATACTCGTTTGACAGACGAAACCCCTCTTAACCAAAATTTATTAGTATATAAACATATTTCTTGTCAAGGTTCCGATATTCCTTGGATTCAAATTATGAATCCCGACGCGTGGAAAATCGTCGTAGAATTTGATTACTGGTATCATAGTAAATCCGCTCATGAATTCCAAAAAATGTTGGCTAGTGAAAAATATGTGACTTTGTTTCCGGATATCAGTACGCGTTGGATTGTTACGCAATATCATGCGGCTCCACGAACGGACGGAATCAATCCCTATGTGTGGTATGCCCCCGCATTTTGGAGTTATGATTATGATATTGAATGTGCGAATTCAAGAGGAGGAGGTCTTTACGAGAACCCGGATGAAGTTAACGAATCTACATCATACGATGATGTGTTTATGGATGTGGTATCCGTAGCGTAGTTGAGGATAACCACGCATATTCTGAAGGACTACTCTGCTGCTTCGCAATAGCGTGGAGTCCAGAAGAATATGAATATTTGTTAAAAACAAACAAAAATAAAAAATCAAAAACAAAACACAAAAAATAAAAAACCAAAAATAAGGAACACAAGTTCCATATTTTTTATTGCCGGAAAACCACATAAAGTTGTTCCATTGTACAATTATACATGTCAGAAAATATTGTACTTATGCCGGTAAATACCCAAGAAGAATTATGTATAAAAATATTGGAATATGTACAAAACCATTCTTCCAAATTGTATATTCTAACTCCCTGTTTTGGAGGAGTATGTTATGTAAATTATGTTCAGTCCATGATAGCCACTCTGGAATTGTTCCATAAATTCGGGTTTCCTGTACAATTTGAATTTTGCAAAAGTGATAGTTTAATTACACGTGCGCGAAACAATTTGTTAGCCAAAGCAATGTCAGACCCGGAGATGACACATATACTATTTATTGACAATGACTTGATGTGGAATCCGATGAATATATTGAAAATGATACTTGCCGAAAAGGGCGTTCTTGGAGGGATTTATCCTCTGAAAAAATATGATTGGTCTCGTTTGGTAGGTGATGACCTCTCTAAAAATAGAATAGAAGAATGGTTATATAAACGTGATCAATCTTTGATAAAAACATATGTGCCAGATGATGTCATGTTTCAATCAAGACTGTTATCTTTCAATGTCAATTATTTAGGAAACCATTTGGAAATTGACGAGAATTTAGCCAAAGTACGTCATATACCCACCGGATTTATGTTAATACAACGTTCTACCATAGAAAAAATGCACGAAACCTTTACCGAAACCAAATACACGGACGATGTCGGATTTTTAACCCCAGAAGAAAACAAATTCGCCTATGCATTGTTTGAATGTGGAGTACATGAAGGACATTATTTTTCCGAAGATTGGATGTTTTGTGAACGATGGATCCAATTAGGAGGAGATATTTGGGCAGACGTAAGTATTTCTTTGACCCATACGGGCATAGAAGATTATAGAGGATCCTATATTGCATCTTTACTTTAGATACAAAAAAATTGATTTGTTTTATCTACCATACAATTAAATGGTAGATAAATTAAATGGGCATCAAATTTCTGAATCGTTACTTGATTAACAAGTGTAAAAAAACATCCATCTCATGTACATCTTTACAAAGATTTTCTGGGAAAACCATTGTCATAGATACCTATATTTATATTTATAAATTCCTGGGTGAAGATAAACTATTGGAGAATATGGACCGTATGGTTTCAATGTTTTTGAATTACAAAATTACTCCTATATTCATCTTTGATGGAAAACCACCCCAAGAAAAACAAACGTTGTTATACCAACGCCGAGAAAAAAAACAGGAAGCCGAAGACAAATACAAAACTATTTTACAACAAATAGAAAGTGGATTGGATTCCACTGAAGAATTGAAATCCCAGTTGATCGGACTGAAAAAACAATTCTTAAAAGTGGATTATGATCATATACAATGTGTGAAATCTATTTTACGTGAATACAAAGTAGAATTTATAGATGCTGCGGGAGAATCAGATGAATTATGTGTACAATACGTCAAATCCCAACGTGCATGGGCATGTTTGAGTGATGACATGGATATGTTTGTGTATGGTGCTGACCGTGTATTACGCAATTTGTCTCTGCACAAACAGACGGTGGATTTGTACGACATGAAATCTATTTTGATGGATTTGCATATGGATATGAATACGTTTCGTCAAATTATGGTATTATCCGGTACAGATTACAACACAGAATCCAATGTGACGTTGCATGAAACCTTGAAATGGTATTATGAATATAAAAAACAAACACATCCGACGCGTAAATCAGCTATGTTGGATTTTTATCATTGGTTATGTAAACATACAAAATACATACAAGATTATCATAAATTGGTTCACGTACATAATATGTTTGTCCTAGATGACGTACCGGATTTATAAATAAAAATAGATAGAGGAGACGAAAACTCGGATGACCGTAGGTCAGAAGAGTTTCGTAGGGATGCCGTGAACGTAGTGGAGGCATCTGACAAATGACGTGGTATTTTTTTTGTCATCCGAGACACAAATATATGATCATATAGTAAATGTATGAACATGAACCATGACACAAAAAAACATGATGTAGAATATTATCTATTATGCAAAAAAATAAGTCAATCCGAGAAAAATATACCGCCTATCACCAAACATGGAAAATTGCAAATCCTATACGAAGATTTAGTCCAATCGTTTTCTCGTTCTATCACAGATCTACCAAAAACCGCACAATTCAATGATAGTAAACATTTTCATTTGATACCTACTGAAATACGATCCCATATATCCAATTTGAAATCACGTTCTCAATATACATTTGCGACTCCGGGTGGACGAAATATTACCGTATGCATTGCGTGTTATCACGATTATATCCAGGAACATGCTGATATGGTACAACAAATATATTCTTGGTTCTGTTTCTTAGAAAAACATTCTCGTCCAATTTGTTCCAAGAATTTGACCGTGTATCTTTATTTAACCAAATGTACCAAGATATTACCAAAAACCAAGAACATAGAAATCGCCGAAATCAATGTGAATAGTGGATTTACTACGTCATGTCCGGAATTGTTCAATGAAATCTATATCTACCGATACGAAGAATGGTTCAAAGTATTTGTTCATGAAACGATTCATTCCCTGGGTATAGATTTTTCTTGGTATAGGAATCAAACCCATATAGAAGTCATCCTACAAAAAGAATTTACCGGGGTACAAAGTACCCAATGGAATATTTCAGAATGTTATACTGAAGTCTGGGCAGAAATATGCAATATATTGATTCAAGTATATCGGATTACCAAGAAACCGAAATTTGCTCAAATACAATCCATTGTACAAACGGCATTGATATATGAATCGTGTTGGTCACGTATTCAGTGTTGCAAAGTATTGCAACATTATGGTATCAAGTACCAAGAACTCAAAGGAGACCCCAATGTGGACGTTCGTAGAACGGTAGCATTGGGTGATGATGCCGTGAACGTAGTGGAGGCATCTGATATCAAAGTGTACCAAGAAACAAATACATCTGTATTCACCTATTATGTATTGAAAAGCGTATTAATGACCCATCTGGATTTGTTCTTGGATTGGTGTTTTTTTACATCATCAAATAACCCTATATTATTTTCCAACCTATTTGATGACGAAAAAACGATTGAACCTCATATGATTTCCTTTGGTAATTTCTTGGTACAACAGTCCAAAGAAACTGATTCTTATTTGACTATAGTTTCTGATGAATTATCCAAGACTAAGAAACCATCTTTTGCCATGAATTCTATAAGAATGTCTTTGTGGGGATAAATGAAAGGAGTTGTAATATATAGAACTATGTTGGTATTGGTTCACGATGTCGTTTTTATATAAACATAATTATTCACGTATTGCCGTAAAACCATTGGCGGAAGAAGATCGTAGGACAAGGGACGTTGTCGGAAACGTTGTGAAGACATCAGAAGTATTATCGGAAAGGTTTGAACCAGATAATTCTCAAAAAAATACTGAAAAAGACGAAAACTCGGATGACCGTAGGTCAGAAGAGTTTCGTAGGACAAGGGACGTTGCCGTGAACGTAGTGGAGGCATCAAAATCTAAAAGTTTCATTCATATATTTTACACATCGGTTTCGGGTCGTATCGTATCTAAATCATCTATAACACCAACACCAATACCAATACCAGAAAGGGATTATATACGTTCTCCTTCATGGAAAAAATATGAAAAACACCCTAGAGAGGATGATGATATAATAGATGATACATCTACTACGTTCTCAGCAAAGTCCCTTTTCCTACGAAACTCTACAGGACTGCAGTCTACATCTCTTAATGAGTTTTTGTCTGATGTCTCCACTACGTTACCGACACCCCTACGAAACTTTCCCGACCTACGGTCGTACAAGTTTTCGTCTATTTCTGATAAAAATTGAAATGAAAAATACATATAAAGAAATCGTAATAATAAAATAGTTAATATGGCAGATTTTTTTGGAAAAATGTCCATTTTTGGAATGAACATGCGTATCATACCCGAACAAGGAAATACTACGCCCGACTATGTCGTCCGTAGTATGGAGGTTTTTCTCCGAGACGACAAGTCGTCCCTCCGTAAAACCCTCCAATCCTCACAATTATTATGTGAGCTCTCTTCCAAAAATCCTGATACTAGAAGTAAATCCAATTCTTTTTCAGGAAATCGGGTTTCTCCGGCACCTTTACCAGAAGAAAGGACTAGAAGTAAATCCAATTCTTTTTCGGGAAATCGGGTTTCTCCGGCACCTTTACTAGAAGACCGTTCGGTGTATGAGCTTGATCGGAAGCAGAACAGGATGATGCCGAGAATGAATGTGGAGGCATCAGAAGATAAACATTATATAGAAAACACTGAAACCTTACCGTGTACTCCAATACCAGACGAATATGGTCAGGGGGCAGAATGCCTCCAACAACTAACTTCTGAGGATGCGAAGCATCCGGAGAAGTTAGGATGTGGTATCCATAACGTAGTGGAGGATAACCACGCATATTCAGACGAATATGATACATGGTTAGAAATAGACCATACATCCGAAGATAATTATACATCTCATATTCGCATGATGTACAAACAAGTATTGGATGATTTGTATCGTAGATTTGTACCTCCCACCGATATACATGAAAAATATTTGGAAGAAATACGCTCACCTTCTTGGGAAACCTTTGAAAAAAAACACAAAAAATGAGGACAAATCCATATAAACCATAATGAACTTACTAATATATACAAAATGCATTTTTGTTTGTATGTATTCTTACAAGGAATCCTGTTGATCCATGGATTCAGAAATCCTCAAAAAACATCGTATTTGTTTTCTACACATGATTGTAAAAATTGCAATACACAAAATTCAATGCCTTCTGACAAATCATTGTTACGTTCATGGACATGTATCGGAGTCCAAGAACATATTGATTGGTCCAAACCGTATAGTGTACAATTGGGGGATTTACCTCTGGTCATTTGGTCAGATAGACAAAGTCCATCAACAACTAAGTTGAAACACCCGGTGAAACCCAATACTTTTTTTTCTACTATCAACATTTGTCCTCATATGGGATCCAAATTGGACAATGGCATCATTACCCCCTCGGGAAAATTACAATGTCAATATCACGGAAAAGAATTTGACAAAAATGACCAATTTGGGCAAGTCAAATTGCACGAAGGTAAACTTTTTTGGGCATTGAATCCGATACATCCATCTCCGCCTCCTATTCCTTATTTTCATCATCCTGATTATGTCCATTCTTTTTTGGAATTGGATATGGATGCAGGACTGAAAGATTGTGCACTAAATTCTATGGATCTGCGACATCCTGAATATGTACATCGTATGGGATTTGGTAGTCCCATTCCTGCCACCAATGTCAAAAATTATTTGTATCCTTCACGTAAAGGATATGCTGATCGCGTAGGATTGTCGTTTGATTATCAATCCAACCCCATCATGCAACAAATCAATCAAAATTTTGAACCTACCCATAATTTCCATATGTTTGTTTATCCCACCTTTTCTTGGTCAAGAGTGACATTCCAAAACAAACATTTGATTGTCGCTTTGAATTTATTACCATTGTCTCCCAACAAAACGCGTTGGTATGTGACTTTGATTCATAATTATAGCAAAACCAAGATACAAAAACAGGTCATGAAATTGTTGGCTCTGACTATTATGAAACAAGATTTTGTACAAATGCGTATGCAACATCCCGAAAATGCATTGAAACGTACACGTATGTTTGAACAATGTTTTGATGATGAAAATGTCATATTACGATTGTACAACATGTTGGAAGAGTATGAATATCCGTCTGCAGATATTTGTGCAAAGGCATACCATAATACGAAAAATTCTTGAAAAATCAAAAAAAAAACCCATCTGGTCTAAGGACATCCGTTCCTTGTCGTAGGACAAGGGACGTTGTCGTGGTTTTTGGCGAAGCCAGAGTAGTGGAGGCATCAGCTCTCTGACCAGGTATGTGTGTGGGTTTTTCTCTCTTTTTTTTTGATTTTTTAGGGAATTTTTTTACCAACGTCTACCATACACTCGGGTATTTTGATTAAAATACATACACAAAACTAATATTAATAAAATCAATAAGAATAGGTCACGCATATAGGTATCAACAACTGCTGGAAATTCTAAAGCGGAATCGGAAGGGTTCTCGGTGAATGATGGTGTCATTGTGATAATATTTGATAATAATCCTATTTCTATCATCTAAAAAAGGATGATCAATTTTTTTTTATTACAGAAAAAATAAATCAAAGGATATATAGTATAGTTAGTACAATACCCACCATTGAATGAATCTTTGGAATCGTATTATTGTATTGGTTATTTGTATTTGTACAGGATTGTATATATTGTATCATGTTGAAAAATTTTCTACATTTTCAATGGCGAATATGGAAAATAAGGAAGGTATGTCCAATACAAATACCACCGTCACCCACACCACAATCGTCGCCGTCCCCGACAGTAAGGGACTCTTTGAATTCAATCATGGAAAGACAGATTCAAGCAAGATACCCAAGATAATTTGGACATTTTGGTCAGAAGACCAACGGTCTTCAACCTTGGATGGGTCAGAAGACCAACGGTCTTCAACCTTGGATGGGTCAGAAGACCAACGGTCTTCAACCTTGAGGGAAGTACCCAAAAATAACGTAGTAAAAGCATGTATAGCCTCTTGGAAAAAACACAATCCTGATTATGAAATCCATGTTCTTACCAAAAAAAATTACAAAAAATACATCTATGGAGTCGCTGAATTAGATATTGATATTGAGAAAATGAAACATTCCGGTGATTTTGTCGCACGTTTCGCGGATTATGTACGATGTATCGTATTGTCACAACATGGAGGGTTTTGGATAGATGCGTCTATCATATGTCACGCGCCACTTTCTTGGGTACATGCGACCCAAAACAAAACCGGTGCTGAATTTGTCGGATATTATATTCATAAAGGCACCTATTTAGAATTTATGGAAACTAGTCCTATGATAGAGAATTGGTTTTTTGCATGTGTACCTGGTTCGTTGTTTATGCAAGATTGGTGTGAAGAATTTTTTCGTACAGACGAATATGCAACCATTGCAGAATATTTAGACAATGTCAAAGATCAGGGGATTCATTTCAATAATATACATAATTTGGCGAGTCCTGAATATTTGACTATGCATATTTCTGCACAAAAAGTCTTACAACAACCTACCGATGGACACCAATACAATCTATATTTGTTTTCTTGTTGTTCCGGACCATTTGCCTATTTGCACGACCACGATTGGAATTCTGCCGTGGCTGTTCATCAATTGGTAGACACCGCCACTTGTGAAAATTATTACAAATATCCTTTGATTAAATTACGTGGAAGTGAACGAACCGTCTTGGAACAATATGACGATTCTAGTAGACAACGAGCATTAGACGAATCTTCGTACGACCGTAGGTCGGTAGAATATCGTAGGGATGCCGATAACGTAGTGAAGGCATCTGCAGACAAATAAAGTGTATTGAGAATGTAATAATCACTATTATAATTATTACATTGGTAGATGAAAATGAAATCATGGTCTTGGTCTTGGACATGGTTTTTTAGGTTGATTCTTATTCTATGTATCTTATTGTTTTTCTATGTTTTCTATGTAATGGTGGTATGTGATCAATGTAAAAAACGTCGTCAAAGTCGTGAAGAAGCTTTACAAATGAAGGAAAGTTTTGACGATGGTACTCAAAAACTCATCTTGACCAACTGTGATTCTCTAGGAGAATTTCATCGTGGTGTAGAAGATACGAGTCCTATACCTAACATCATTTGGATGTTTTGGGAAGGACCCATGAATCATGTCGTAGAAACCTGTATAGAATCTTGGAATTTTTACAATCCCACGTATGATATCCGAGTATTGAACAAGAGCAATTATACTACGTATATAGACAGCATAGATTCCTTACGTCATGCCAATGAAAACAATACACGATTTTCCGATTTTTTACGTGCTATTATTTTGTCAAAACATGGGGGGTTTTGGGTAGACGCTTCTATCATTTGTCATCATCCGATTTCTTGGGTTCATGCGATCCAACGTAGTTATCAGGTTGAATTCGTCGGTTATTATACTGGTAATTCTGGGTTGCCCACGGTAGAAAATTGGTTTTTTGCCTGTGTTCCGGATTCAGCGTTTATGCGTGATTGGTGTCAAGAATTTATACGATTCAACGATTTTTCTAATGCCAATGACTATTTGTCTGATGTGCGGAATCAAGGTGTGTCGTTGGATAATATGCCTTATTTGGACTATTTGACTATGCATGCTTCCGCCCAACAAGTATTACAATCTCATCCAGAATCCTATCGTATCTATTTGTTTTGTGCCAATTCGGGACCGTTGTTGTATATTGAACAAGTCGGCTGGGATTATTCGCGTGCGGTGGATTTGTTGACGGATAAGGATACATGTGAATCGTTTTATCAATATACCATGATCAAATTACCCAATGGACCAAGAAACGAAATGTTACATAGAAAACTATCAGATGTTCAAAGAGCTATTGGAACCTACGGTTCCAGTCGTCCCTAAAACGCCCTAAGGCGTTTTGGGACACAACAAAGATACCTCGCCGCCTCTATGAGGCGGTGAGGTATCTTGGGAGTAAAA